CAGAGATGGCTGGCATTTATTATTATAAAAAAATCTGGGGTTCTTATAAAAACTTTTTAGAGGATCTAGGAGTAGACAATCATTTTTGCGGAGGACTACCTAAAGATTTTTGGGAGATTGATCGAAGTGACATTCCATTATTTACAGATACAAGAGAAAAGGCTCCGTTGAAATTTAAAGACTCTATAGTCAACAAATTAGATTTCGGGGATTATACAGCTAGAGGCAATTATTATACATCTACATTTGTAGACAGGAAGGCTCAGGATGACTTTAGGCAGACCTTCGGGAAAGATATAGAGAGATTTAGGAGAGAGATGGATAGATGTGTTCAATTTAGTTCACATATGTTTGTAGTAGCAGAGACAACTATTAGTAAACTAGAAGAACATAATAAAAAATCTAAATTTAAATCTAACTTAGGGTATTTGTGGCATAATATACGCAATCTGCTTATAGACTACCCAAAGAACCTACAAATCATTTTTGCACATAATAGAGCAGGAGCTAAAAAAATCATTCCACTAATTCTGCACTATGGAGACGGATTGTGGAATACAGATTTGCAATATTTTATAGATGAACGAGTAAATGTCTTGGACAAAGGGAAAACAAGGATATCGGCTTGAGCATTCTTCGCAAGAGTTAAATAAGACTCTTAAAGAACTAGAAGGCAGTATCAAAGAAGAAGAGGCAAAGTATTTGCTGTATAAGTTTTTGCGGAACAATATAGCATTTACCTCTGAGTTATTTTTAGGAGTTAAATTATTTCCGTTTCAGGCAATGGCCATCAAGGGAATGATGGTTTCTGATTATTCTATGTTTGTCTTTTCTCGGGGTATGTCGAAGACATTCTCTACAGCTATTTATGTTTTACTAGAGTGTCTGCTTAATCCTAATTCAAATATAGGTGTTATTGCAGGGACATTTAGGCAATCAAAACAAATCTTTCAAAAGATGGAAGATATTGTCAGTAAATCTGAAGCTAGCTTAATTAAAGAGTGTGGCTTTAAAATACAAAAAGGAACTGACCAATGGACTATGACTTTAGGCAAAGCAAGGGCGATAGCCCTTCCGTTAGCTAATGGTGATAGACTCCGTGGATTTCGATTTAATAGGATTGTATTAGATGAGTTCCTCACCATACCCGAAAAGATATTTAATGAAGTTATTATACCTTTCCTTGGTGTGGTAGAGAATCCTATAGAAAGGGAAGAACTGCATAATCTAGAATCCCGCCTAATCGACAAAGGTGAGATGACAGAAAAAGAGAGATATATCTGGCCTAACAACAAGTTAATAATTCTTTCATCTCCATCATTCAAGTTTGAGTATATGTATAAGCTCTACAAGAAGTATGTAGACTTAATAAGTGGACTGGCGGTAAAAGAGGGAGAGGGTGAAGAGGAGGATGACTTTAAAGATGAAGCTTACAGGCTAGTGATGCAACTTAGTTATGACTGCGCTCCCACAAGGTTGTATGATCAAAATCTGCTTAAACAGGCTAAAGCCACGATGAGTGAGATGCAGTTTAAGAGGGAGTTTGGGGCGCAATTCATAGACGAAAGCGATGGGTATTTCAGGCTATCAAAAATGGCTGCTTGCACAATACCTGACGGGGAGTCTCCTGCTGTAGAAGTAGTGGGGAATCCAAGTGATCAATATTTATTAGCTTTTGACCCCAACTGGGCTGGGAACACAAGTGCGGATCATTTTGCTATGCATGTGTTTAAAATAGATAGAGATGCTCAAAAGATCTGCTTAGTTCATAGTTATGCCGTAGCTGGGGTATCACTTAAACAGCACATGGAGTATTTCCTTTATTTAATACAACACTTTAATATTGTCGGTATCTGTGGGGACTATAATGGGGGTGTTCAGTTTATTAACTCCTGTAATGAAAGTGCTTTGTTTAAACAAGAGAGTATAAAAATTGGCATTATCGAAGTTGACCTAGAGAAACCAGAGAACTGGAACTCTGATATTTTAAGCTTTAAAAATCAATATAATATAAGGGAAAGAAATTATTGTATTTTAAGAAAGCCCACAGTGAACTGGATAAGAAACGCCAATGAGATGTTACAGGCGGCTATAGACCACAAAAGAATTTTATTTGCTTCTAGAGCGGTTGATTCTCATTTTGATGCACAGAGGAAAAAGAATATACCTATAGAAAAACTAAAGTGGGATATAAAAGCTCCAAAGGCATCCAAGGGGGCGATGATGATTGATTTGATTGACCACCAAAAGTCAATTGTTGAATTAACGAAAGCTGAATGTGCAAACATAGAAGTTATTGCCAATCCGCAAGGGTCTCAATCTTTTAATCTTCCTCAAAATTTACGGAGGCAAAAAGGGCCGCATAGGGCAAGGAAAGACTCTTATTCTGCCTTAGTTTTAGGCAATTGGTTCGCAAAAGTTTATTTTGATTCTGAAAACGCCTCTCCAGAGAAAAAAGCTCAAAGCACATTTATTCCATTCGCGATTTGAAAAGTTTAAAAGTTACTTTTATAACTTTAGTGTAAACTTTGATATGCCTCGGAAATACACCAAACGATCAGAATATTGGGCCAAGTTCAAAAAGAAAGAACAGCCTATTGAAAATTTATTAAATCCTGAAGACGAGATCTCTCCTCAACTTATTGGAGATTCCATTTACAACCCCAGCCAAGCAAGTAGACTTACGGAACCTGTTAATAGAACTGCCGTGAGAACAAATAGGGTGGCGAGGACGGGATTGGGTAATAAATATGAGAATATCAAAGATGGGATATTGCCATATAATTATTCTAAAGACTCCGCAGATGTATCCGAAGCAGTTGAGTTATGTCAGAAGGCTTACTTTAATATAGCAAATTTCAGAGGAACTATAGACCTTTTGTCAGAGTTTGCGGATTCTGATATATATGTAGAAGGAGGTAACGATAAATCTCGCAGATTTGTAGAGGCATGGTTTAAGAGGATTAGAATGCATGATTTAAAAGCACAATACTTTAGAGAGTATTATCGTTCAGGGAATGTATTTCTTTACCGCCTAGACGGAAAAATCCCCCTTAAAAATTCTCAAAAAATGCTGGAAACCTACGGAGCTAGTGTCCGCAAGGAGATTCCTATTAGATACCTGCTGATAAATCCTACTGATATAGCAACTAAAGGAGGAATATCTTTTAGTGGTTATGAATATTTTAAAGTTTTAACTCCGTTTGAAATAGCTAGGCTTCAAAAGCCCGCCACAGAAGAAGAGAGAGAAATGTTCGAATCTCTACCCGAGGAAGCGAAACAATCCATAAGAACTTCAGGCAAAGCTGGGTATGCTATGGCTAGAGTCCAAATTAAATTAGATCCACTTTTCCTTCATGTTATTTTTTCCAAAAAACAAGATTATGAACCTATGTCTGTTCCTGTAGGGTTCGCTGTGCTTGATGATATAAATAGAAAAATAGAATTAAAAAACATTGATCAAGCAATTAGTCGCTCCATAGAAAATGTGGTTCTTCTCGTTACTATGGGCAATGAGCCAGATAAAGGAGGAATTAATGCCAAAAATCTAGGTGCCATGCAGCAGATATTTAAAAACCAAAGCGTTGGTCGTGTTCTAGTTTCTGATTATACCACAAAGGCAGATTTTGTTATTCCAGATATAAGAAAGGTTGTCGGTCCCGCTAAATATGAAGTTCTAAACAAGGATATAGAGGACGGACTTCAAAATGTTTTAATAGGTGATTCTAAATATTCTGATGGGCATATAAAAATGAAAGTGTTCTTCCAGAGGTTAGAGGAGTCTAGAAAAGCGTTTCTTAATGATTTTATTAATCCTGAAATTGCCAGAGTTTGTAAAGCTGCGGGCTTGAGGTCTTGGCCTAAGGCTAAGTTTGCCAAGACAGATACAATGGACGATAATAATCTAGCAAAGCTTGCCACAAGACTCATGGAGTTAGGTGTGCTTACTCCAGAGCAGGGTATGCAAGTTGTCCACACTGGGTCTTTCCCTGAGCCTAAAGAGATGGAAAAAGCTCAAGATAAATTTAAAGATGATAGGGAAAGGGGTCATTACATGCCTCTCGTTAATACAATTAATTTATATGATGAGAGTCTTCCAGTTGGAGGGAACCCTGAGCCAAAGGATGCCCAAAAGCCAAAAGAGACACCTCCTGTAGCACCTTCGGGTGGAAGACCTATGGGGGTTTCTAATTCTAAAACTTTCTCCAAGAAACATATTATAGAGGCCACTAAAAAAATTAATGAATTTGAATTATTAGCCTTTAGAGAGTTTGCTTCAAAATTTGGCTTAAAGAGAATGTCTAAGCAGAAAAAAGAAATGGTAGCTCAAGTTTGTGAGTCTATTGTTATAGCTAAAGATACTAATGAATGGGAGCAGTCTTTATCAGAAATAGTTGAAGATTTAGACAATCTTACTTCTCTTAATGTTCATGAGAAAATATTAGAGCTTGGTTGTGAACATCAACTCGATGATTTATCTTCTGCAATTTTATATCATT